GTTGATTATGTTATTAATGTTGAAAAGGAAAATGGTTATGCAAAAGTTAATGTTTAAAACTACTTACTTCATAGCCATAGGAGGGCTATATTATGAGTAGACAAGCAGTTTTAGACAAGGTGATGGCAAAAGCTATCTCCCGAAAATTATTTACATTTCTTACAGCGACAGGTTTAATGTTGTGGTCCGACCTTTCATCAGATACCTGGGGTATGATCGCCATGGTTTATATTGGCACACAAGGTGCTATTGACGCAATGAAGGAATACAGGCACGGATAATGACTTGGTTAACAATTGTATTATATTCAAAAAAGATTTGGACTTGGTGTAAACATCATTGGAAAATTCTTGCAATTGCACTTTGGACTCTTGTTGTGTTTATAGTCGCCAGGGGGAATGTAAAGGCATATAAAAAAGTTCTTGATTCCACCATTGAAAACTATAAGAAAGAAGTTGAAGTTTTAGAAAATTCTCACAAAGAAGAGATAGAGAAAAGAAATGAGGCAATTAAGAAACATAATGAAGATATTAAGAGACTAGAAGAAAATTATTCTGGTAAAAAGGAAAATCTCAGTGTTGAAAAGCGATCAAGATATCTTGAGCTTGTAAAAATGTATGATTCAGATCCAGAGAGCATTAACAAAATTTTAGAAAAAGAATTTGGATTTAAATATGAAAAATAAAATTATTGCACAAATACTAGCTTTTGCTTTGATATTTCCTGCTCCCATTTTTGCACAGGACTTGGAGGAGGCAAAATACACACATCTTGACGCCGGAGAGACAGCCCCATTTGCAGGTATATTGTTTAACCCCGCAGCCCTTGCTGAACTTTTGTCAGAGAAAACGTTTTCTGATGAGGAATGTGATTTAGAGGTTGAATATCAGGTGTCAAGGGCAAGGACTGAAATGCAACTAAAAATTGATTCTCTGCAAATAAGTTATGATGTATTAGAAGAAAAACATCAACTTTTAATGGATATCAAAAATAGCGAGATAAATACTTATAGAGAGATGGCTCTTGACCAACCAAATAAAAATAATCAATGGTGGTTAGTAGGAGGAGTAGTTGTTGGTATCGGGCTATCTTTGGGAACTTTTTACGCAACAACAAATATAACACAATGAGCAAAACAAGACGAGATCCAGATTATGCACTAAAAGTTGAACATGCTATAGTTGAAAAATACGGTCATGAAACAGTACAACACCCACAGCGTGATTGGGACTCTAAAAAAGAAGAAAAATATCTTGAACAACTTAAGTTGTTAAATAAAAAATTAGATAAGATATCAGAAAAACTTGAAAAAGTAGAAGTAGATGGATTTTTAATGCCGAAAAAACTACTTAATAAAGATAGCAATAGGTCTTGTCCTGTATGCCACACTTATTCTTTTGATACAAGGGATAACGTGTACATGACAAAATATGATTGTTGTCGTATGTGTTATATTAAATATGTCGATGGAAGAGAAGAACGTTGGGCGACCGGATGGCGTCCCAACAAAGGAGAAAATAAATAATGGCTTCAGTTTTAGACATCGTTAGAGGGATCTCACAAGCAGCCGCAAATGCTTATGATGGATCACAGGATGAAAAATACTCTCTTGATGGAGAGGCAAGGAAAATCGGACTTAAGAGAGAAGAGGGTGATCCCATTACTGACTCTCGTGTTGTTGACGGATTTAATGTTCGTATGAGTGGTCCAATTCTTACAATTTCCTATCAAAGCGATATTAAGCTTAAGGATGTTTATGCAGGTGATATTGAAGCTGATGTAGAAGAAATGATTCAAAATGTTGCAAACTTCCTTAAGAAAGAATACAAAAAGATTACAGGAGACGCGCTTACTTTAACTGTACAAGGCGACGTGGATGTGTTGGTGCAAAACACATCTAAGGTTCGTGTTTTTGTAATTGGCAAAAGGAATTATAAAGTTGGTAACTTAGACGGAGTTGTGGAAGTGGGACTCCCTTCTGAAGACCGTCTTGATCAGTCTATTAGAGACTTTATCTCTCTTGGAAAGCAGTAAGCGATGAATGCATGTCCTTTCAACTTACAAAGAATGAAATTGTAAAAGAGATACTTAAGAGCGGCAAAGACCCAGTTTATTTTATTGACAACTACGCAAGAATCTCTCATCCACTTGAAGGACTAATTCCATTTAAACTATACCCTTTTCAACGAGAACTGTTGAAAGATTTTAACGATCATCGTTTCAACGTGATTCTTAAAGCACGTCAGTTAGGTATATCCACCACAACGGCTGCATATGTTGCGTGGATGATGATGTTTCATCGTAATAAGAATATTTTGGTCATCGCAACCAAGTTTCAAACAGCAGGTAACCTTGTAAAAAAAGTAAAACAAATTATTAAAAATCTACCTCCTTGGATGCAAATAGCAAATATTGATATTGACAACCGAGCTTCGTTTGTTTTGTCTAATGGGTCAGAAATCAAAGCTTCATCCACGTCGGGAGACGCCGGTCGTTCCGAGGCACTATCACTTCTTGTCATTGACGAGGCAGCCCACGTTGAAGGACTTGATGAATTGTGGACAGGTCTATATCCCACACTATCAACAGGTGGTCGTTGCATCGCTTTATCAACACCTAATGGTGTTGGCAACTGGTTTCACCAGACTTATGTTGATGCAGAACAACAACAAAACGACTTCTTCCCAACAATACTACCTTGGGAAGTACACCCAGATCGTGATATTGAGTGGTTTGATAAAGAAACACGAAATATGTCTCGCCGTCAGATCGCACAGGAGTTAGAGTGTAACTTCAATATGTCGGGTGAGACTGTTATCCACCCTGACGATCTGACTTGGATGGAGAGTACAATTAAAGAACCGCAGTACCGCACAGGTTTTGACCGCAACTTTTGGATTTGGGAAAAGGCAGTTGATGGCTGCAACTATCTCCTCTCCGCAGATGTTGCCCGAGGTGATGGAAAAGACAACTCCACACTTCATGTTATAAAGCTTGAGACAATGGAGATTGTCGCTGAGTATCAAGGAAAACCCACCCCAGATGTGTACGCAGACATGTTAAATAGTATCGGCAAAGAATACAACAACGGAATGGTCGTTGTAGAAAATAACTCAGTTGGCTTTGCCGTATTATCAAAACTACAAGAACTGGGTTATAATAATATATACTTCTCTGTTAAGTCTACTCATGAGTATGTGGAGCAGGTTCGTGGCGAGCATATGTCCAACGCTATCGCTGGTTTTTCCACAACCTCCAAGACACGCCCGCTTATCATAGCAAAAATGGAGGAATTCATTAGGAATAAACTAATTACCATATATTCTTCGCGAACTCTCAATGAGTTCAAGACGTTTATTTGGAACAACGGTCGCCCCGAGGCTATGAGAAGTTACAATGATGACTTGACTATGGCTCTTGCAATTGGCTGTTGGGTAAGGGATACAGCGTTTGAAGCAGGCAAATTGGAACAACAATACAGAGAAGCATTCGTTGATTCAATGTTTATTGCCTCAACACGATTGAATACACAAATTAAAGGACAAGAGGGATACAAGGCAGACACAACCACACAAGAACAGAAGCATAAAGCTATGCAACAAATGCAGCAGTTTGGTTGGCTCTATAAAGGATAAACATGGCAGAGAATAAGCGAAACCCAAAAAACAATCAATCGGCACTTTTTAAGCAACTTACACGCTTGCTTTCTGGTCCACTTGTAAATTATAGAACACAGACAAGTCGCAAGCTTTCTCGTGTGCAGTTGGACAAATTCAAGTTTCAATCTGCTTCAGGTTTGAATTTTAAAAAATCTGCTTACAATCCCTTTGAGCAACTTTCCACAGCTATCATGGCTAACCAGTTGCGTGCCGAGCGATACCAAGACTTTGAGCAAATGGAATACACACCAGAGATTGCCTCGGCTCTTGATATCTACGCGGACGAGATGACAACCTCATCAGATCTCCAGCCCCTTTTAACTATAAGATGCCACAACGAAGAGATCAAAGCAGTTCTAAGCGAGCTTTATCACACCGTGCTTAATATTGACTTTAACCTTTTTGGTTGGAGCCGATCAATGTGTAAGTACGGCGATTTCTTTTTGTACCTTGATATTGACGAGCGCCTCGGTGTGACTTCTGCGATTGGCTTACCAACACATGAAATTGAGCGTCTGGAGGGTGAGGACAAAACAAATCCTAAATATGTTCAGTTTCAATGGAACTCAGGTGGCTTAACTTTTGAAAATTGGCAAATGGCACATTTTCGCATTCTTGGAAATGACAAGTATGCGCCATATGGCACCTCAGTATTAGAATCCGCTCGTCGCATTTTCCGTCAATTAATCCTTTTGGAAGATGCTATGATGGCTTATCGTGTGGTTCGCTCACCTGAGCGTCGTGTGTTTTATATTGATGTAGGTAACGTTGCACCAAATGACGTTGAACAATACATGCAAAAAGTTATGACTCAGATGAAGCGCAATCAAGTCGTTGATGCTAAAACAGGTCGTGTTGATCTTCGCTATAATCCAATGAGCACTGAAGAAGATTATTTTATTCCTGTTCGTGGTGGTGTATCCTCTCGTGTTGAAAGCCTCCCAGGTGGTCAGTTTACTGGCGATATTGATGATGTAAAATATCTTCGCGATAAATTGTTTTCAGCCCTTAAAGTGCCAGCCTCATATCTAACCAATATGGAGGGCGCAGACGAGGACAAAACAACTCTCGCACAAAAAGATATTCGTTTTGCCAGAACAATTCAAAGACTTCAACGCTCTATAATTACAGAGCTAGAAAAGATTGGAATTATTCATCTTTACACTCTTGGTTACAAAGGTGCAGATCTTATTAGTTTTAAGTTGTCCCTGAACAACCCATCAAAGCTTGCAGAACTTCAAGAACTTGAACAGTGGAAAACCAAGTTTGATGTCGCAGCCTCTGCTACCGAAGGGTTTTTCTCTCGTCGCTGGGTTGCTGACAATATCTTTAACCTCTCTGAGGAAGAATTTATTCGTAATCAAAGAGAGATGTTTTTTGATCGTCGTCTTGATGCAGAACTTCAGGGTGTTGGTGAAGCTGTTCAAGCAGAGACCACTGCCGCTGCGACTGGCGGAGGGACTGAAGATCTTGGTGATGCTGGTGACGATATTGATGATCTACTTGGTGGTGACGAAGGCGGTGGAGATGATATCCTGGGCGGTGACACCGGAGGCGATGCCGCAGCCACTCCAGAGCCCGCAGCAGAACCAGAGGAAGACACACTTCTCGCTGCCCCTGGTAAACGAGATGATCAAAGGCGCAAGGGTAAAAGTGGTCCAAATAAAAGACGTACTCGTTCTAAAGCACGCGGC